CGCCGCCAAAACACTTTTGTAAACATGCTAACTGGTAAAGCTCCAAAGGCAGTGCCAGCAGACCGCAACCGAAACAAAACTCAAACTGAAGCTGGTGCGCCAGTTGTAATGATCACTGACCTTACAAAACAGGCTGGTGACACAGTTGAAATGGATTTGTTCCACAACTTGGGCGGTATGCCAACGATGGGCGATAAAAATCGAAGGTCGTGGCGAGTCTCTATCAAAAGTTGAGTTTGAATTAGTCATTAACCAAGGCCGTCATAACGTCGATTCAGGCGGTAAGATGGCTCAACAACGCACCAAGCAAAACCTACTTCAAGTAGCTCGTACAATGCTTGGTAACTACTTCAACGATCTACAAGATGAAATCGCAACGTATCACCTAGCTGGTGCGCGTGGTGACTTCATGCCTTCCGACATGATTGTTCCAACTGCGGATCATCCAATGTTTGGTGAAATCATGGTTAACCCTGTTACCGCTCCTACAGCGGATCGCCACTTCTTCGGTGGTGACGCAACAGGTATTGCAGATATCGTGGCAGCCGACACGTTAACCCTAGCGAAGATCGATGAAATTGCGCTTTACCTAGAAGAAATGGCACATCCAATCAAGCCGATCCGCTTCGAAGCTGATGAGCTTTACGGTGAGTCGCCTTTCTACGTTCTATTTGTTACTCCGCGCCAATGGGCCGACCTATGGGCTGACGTCCAAGGTGCTGGCAAAGTGCAAGAGCTGATCGCTAATGCGGTTAACCGTTCGCAAGGCTTTAAGCATCCACTATTCCAAGGTGACCGCCTAATGTGGCGCAACATCTTGGTTCGCCAATACCGTAAACCAGTTCGCTTTAATAAAGGTTCAACAGTGAAAGTTGGCGCAGCAAGCGGCAATGGCACTGAAACTGAAGCTACAGCAGCTACCGTAATTGACCGCGCAATCCTACTTGGCGGCCAAGCGCTAGCAGTGGCTTACGGTAAATCTTCAAGCGGTGCTCAGTTCTCTATGCACACCGAGAAGGTTGACCATGGCAACGGTCGTGAAACGTCTATCGCTTGGATGAGCGGCGTTAAGAAAGTTCGCTTCCAAGAGAAGAATGGCCGAATCAATGACTACGGCGTAATGGTGCTAGATACAGCCGTTGGCGGTCTATCTAAGTAATAAGTGACTGGCTGGCTATCTAGCCAGCCTTTATTCATCGGAATCAAAGGAGAATTGCAATGGCAGTTAAAGTATCACCAGCCGTTAAGCAAAACGTCTATAACGGTACTCACGGTAACCTTTCAGTGATGTTCGCTGAAGTTCCAGCGCTTGCTGATGGTGACTCAGTTATCGCAGCAAGCCTTGAGGCTGGCGTGAAGCTGGTGGAAGTGAAGATCCTTACCAAAGGCGAAGCAGTAGCAAGCTTAACTACTAAGGCTACTCTGAACGAAGCCTTGTTAGGTGATGGTATTCACGAGCCTCAAGTTGGCACCAAGTTAGAAGATGTGATCGGTACGGCCACGGCGGTTCCGAAAGGTGCGTTGTCGTCTGATGCGGCTGGATACTTCCCGTCAGAAGATGTTGCTGAAAAAGATAAGTGTCTTGTTCTAACGTTCGCAGGTGCCGCAGTTGCGGAAGATAAGATCCGTCTAGCGATTTACACCACTTCAGTCGGCACTATCTAAGATAGTCCACTCTGTTGAAAAACAGGCCAGTCAGATAATTGGCTGGCCTTTTTTATATATTCCGTGGCAATGGCCGCAGCTCAACACATCGAATACACATAAGGGTATTGACTATGACAGCAGAAAAGAAAATTGTTTGGATCGGTGAAAAGCCAATTAAAAAAGTAAACACGCTTGGCCGTGACTACTACTTTAACCGTGGCGAACCAACCAGCGTACCGGAACAAGTGGCGCACCGATTACTGCAAATCAAATCTTGTTTTGCTACTCCTGAAAGTGCTCAGTCTCTAATCGAGAACCTACAAGCTGAAGAGCAAAAGCGTCAGCAACTAGCGGAACGAGCGGCGCAACTAAAAGCTGAAGAAGAGAAAGCAAACACTTGGCTCGTTATGGTTGATGGTGAAGTCGTCAACATTTCCAAATACACCAAGGCGAAACTTGAAACCGTTATCCTAGCAGAAGAGCTTCCAATTGATCCGCTAGCGTTGGAAGTTCCAGAAGGCGAAACACATGCGTCAGCTCTACGCATGGCAGTGCGTGACAAGCTACACGCTAAACACGGTATTCCAGAGGCTTAATGATGAGCGCACTATCTGATTTATATCGGTTAGTGCGCCAGCGTTGCGCTGGCGTTGTCGATATCATGATGGATGACGCCTTGCGCGACTCTTACCGCGAGTTTTGCGAGAAATCAGAGTTCCTAAAAACAAAGGTCAAATTGACCGCCGTTGTGTCTGGTGTGCAAATTCCGGTTGCTGGTATTCCTACCGATTCAGCAATTCTAAAAATTGACAGCGTAGTGAGTAATTGCGGTTCTCCGCTTTACGTCAACGACGACTACGTTTTTGATCCTGTAACCAACGAGTTCACATTCACGAATGACTTTGATGCGGTGACCGTTACGGCGGTACTAAAACCAAAGCTAAATTTCGATGAGAACAACCTTAATTCATACCTAGTTGAAAACTACGGCGAAGCTCTAGCGGCTGGCGCTGCTTACCGACTCCGACTACAGGTTGGCACAAATTGGTTTAACCCTGATCTCGCATTGATGTACGAGCGAGAATTTATCGAGGGTTATCGCCGCGCTTACCGACTAAGCAAAGACAACTTCAACTCATTCAAAAACAAAGTGCGTAAGCACAATTTTTACTAGAGGTGTATATGTCAGCAAATAACACTCCGGTCAAACAACTGATTGATGAAGCAGCTCGCCTTGTAGTCGATAAAACGATGATTCGATGGGATAAGGCTTTTTGGGCTGATGCGTTTAACTCGGCAATTCGAGCTATTTTGTCTATCCGACCAGACGCACTAACGGCCAATGAGGACTTTGTTTGTGTTGAGGGTTCAACTCAGACAATTCCGTCTAACGCTCGCTTTGTAGTTGATGTGGTTCGAAATAAAGGTGGCGCGGCTATTTCTGGAAATGTAAATCTCAAAATGCTTGATGATTACCGACCAGAGTGGCGCACTGAACCTCTTGCGCAAGCGGCCAAGGCTTGGCTCTATGATGACCGAAATCCAAACACTTTTTATATGTATCCGCCAGTTGAAGCTGGAACAACCATTGAGTGCGTGTTTGCAAAAGTGCCGACACCAGTAACAACCGCCGATTATGACTCAGATACTAAGTGCGAGCTTAATCCAGTGTATGACAACGCGATCATTGAATGGCTTGTTTATCGAGCATTTAGTGAAGATGCAGAGTTTACAGCAAACGCAGCGCGAGCAAGTACAGCGCTCAACGCATTTAGAATCATGCTTGGTGACAAGAGCCAAGCAGACACTATCGTTCAACAAAAAGCGCAGATATCAAAACCAACCACGCTAATTAATTGGAGTAAAGAACAATGACAAGTAGCTGGTATCGAAGAGGTACGGTAACTGTAACTGACGGCTCAAAAGAGGTTGTAGGCGTTGGTACGTTATGGATGGATGCCGGAAACAAGCCGCTAGCTGGTGACATTATGTTGATTGCTGGTGGTATTTATGAGGTTGAGTCGATCACCGATAACGAACATTTATCACTGTTCAGAGCATTTAATGGTGTTCCACCAGCAAATGGTGAGTATGCGATTATCCGAAATACCTCAGTGACTATTGCAACTCGTGTGGCTGCTATGGTTGCCTCTGCAATTAACTCAAAACAAGTGTTGATTGATGATCTTAGAGGTTATTACACATCGACGGCTGATAAGGTTCTAATTCATACCGATGACGGCTCAACTATTGAGGTTGTGCCACTTCAAACATTGGTATCTGACATTACAAAGCTAATCGATCAGTCGGAAAGCATTAAGGATGACCTTGTTAGTACCGATGCAGCGTTAAGCCTAATTCGCAAATACTCGAACGCCGCCCAAGGTGTGGAGGTTGAGCCAGATATGTATTCAGCTAAGAGCTATGCTCTTGATGCGTCGGATACTCTGGCTTTGGTTAACAAGGCTAAAAACGATGTGTACGCGCAAGCTGGAGAAGTTCACGAAACCAAAACAGATATTGAGCAGTTTGTAAGTACATCAAAAACTGAAATTGATGCTAAGGCTACTGCTGTTAGTAAGGCTATTGATACGCAAGCGACTACCGTTAAGGGTGAAATCACAGCTTTAACAAGCACTAGCAAGCAGGAGATCACTGCGCTTGCCACTAAGAGCAAAAAAGATATTACAACTCTTACTACAACGAGTAAGAGTGAAATTAACACCTTAGTTAGTACAAGCAAAACTGAAATTACGGAATTAGCCGCCACAGAAAAAGCAGCTATTTCGCAGCAATCAACCACAGCAATTAGTGAAATGACTTCACTAAAACAGAGTGCCGAACAAGCTGCATCAACGGCAACGCAAAAGGCTACTCAAGCGGCTGCTTCAGCTACAAGCGCAGCACAAAGCAAGACCGATTCTCAAGCCCTGAAAACGCAAACTGAAGCCTTAGCGAATGAAACAAAGCAAGTAGCGGAAGAGATTAAATCCGGTAGTTATGTTGGTTGGCAAATCTATTGCCAAAGCGAAGCAAACATGAAAGCTGCACGAATGCTAGCTAGTGAACAGTTTGCGGCTAGTGGTTTTGTTCACATGGGTACTCAGCATTCAGGCGGCAATACTGTTGGACATATTAATGAAGGGCTATGGTCTGCAACTGCGGAGAAAAATGTACTTAAAATTGGTCGTGGTACGTCTTCTATCGGCGGTAGTTCTAAAACAAATCACGCAGTTACCCATATAGCTGGTTTTATTTCTAGCTTGTATAGCGTGAACCGGAGCGATCCAACATATCAACCATGTGAAATTAAATTCCCCGAAGCTCCTAACGGTACAGTTGTTTATGACTCCACGGGTAATTGTCGTGGTTCAGGCAAAGCTACCCTAGACCTAACTAAGGATGTAGACCCTAAGTACGGTGATGTTGCTAGTTCAGTTAATGAAGCTGTTGCTCGTGCGTTTGAGGGTTACTTCTTAAATGGTAACTTTAGAAATAATGGAACGGGTTGGGGTGCAGTGGGATGGGTATTCAATAACGGAACTGCTAAGAACTCTAATACAGGATTTGGTTCTCTTGAGCAGGCAATTAATACAGTTGTTGGTACGCAATACAAGATTTCTGTTACAGTCGTTTCTTGGGCAGGACAAGATTATACAATAAACGCTGGCTCATTAGGCAATGCTGGTAAATTAACTGGAACTGGTCTAAAAGAGTTTGTATTCACAGCAAAGACCACACGTACATTAATCGATTTAAGACCGTTCACTGGTGGTCAATCTGGTCATATCGAGATTAGTTCTTTCAGTGTTAGTCCTGTAACAGAAGAAGTAGTAATCAACCGTGTAGATATGTTTGGTTTTGAGTATTTCTTAGAAGAAATCAGCAAGGCCAATCCATTTGTTTACCCTTATGGTTGTATTCAGTCAAAACTAACAAGCATCGAAGGGATTGCAACAAAAGAATCGAATCGTCCTATTACCTACTATTCGGTATTCGATGGAGATACAACCTCGAAGGGTAAAGGCGTTGATTTTTGGGCTGCAACTGATGATCAAAAGAGAGCTTTAGTCTCTAATCCTGATCACAACATTTATTTACTTGATGATGGCCGACTTGTTCAATGGCGTGTACGTCAACGTACTATTGCAGGTGCGGGTAATGGTAAGTGGTTTAACCTCAATCCAGCAGCTAGTCCTAATAACGTATATCTACAATTTACTTCTAGTGCTACTACTACAGCTAACTTTGTAAAACCTCAAGGTAAGCGAGAAGACTCTCAACCTTATGCATTATCACATGACTACACTCAAGCATATGGTTCACAGTCAGGTGGTAACACTAACAAAGGTATCTTTAAAGCAAATCATAAAGATCTTTATGGTGTAGATGGTCAATGTTATTTCCTAGTATGTGGTGTAGTTCCTAGACTGAACCAAGGTGTTTATCATCCTAGTTTTAACCCTAT